GAGTTTTCTGCATAGAAAATCTAGAACGGGGGATGTCAGCACGGGGCACCATTGCAAAATTATGTGCATCAACCGATTTATTGTGAAACATAAATACTCCAAAAAAAATTAAAAAAAGTGGCCCCGAAGGGCCACAAGGGTCATGACGACTGCAAAACGTCTTTTGCGCGAACAAGAACCTGAGGCTCGTTATTTAAAACTACGCCACGGGCATCATCAAATTCGCCCAACAAATACAAATCAAAATCATCAGGATGTTTATTAAGCTGATTATCAGCAGCAGCACGATTCACTTCATCAGTGAAATCACGTACAGCAACATTACGATGAGGAACAAAAAACGGACGATTAAACACATCCGCAGCACGATCTTTAACAGAAACAACAAACAGAATCATGATATACCCTTTAAATTATACGTTTTGAGAGAGCAGCTCTAGAAGAGCTAACAAGAGAACGCGAACGCTTACGGACTGGCAAATCCTCATAAGCTTTACGCTCAAGATCTAATTCGGCGCGAACCGAAGATCTATACTGCATATCCAGTGCAAGATCGGATCCAACCTCCTTTAACAAAGTTTTGTAAAAACGTGGAACTGGGGCTTTAGAACCCTGAGCAGTAATAACAGAAGCATGCGGAAATACATCCGACATGAAAAAATCCCGAAACCAAGAACGGCCAATGCCTTTAGACATAACCAAAAACTCGGAATTAGGCAAAACAACTTCACCAGTAACATCATCAACATAAAGCGGTTCAGGCTTTTGCAAGCCCTTAATCTTTTTCAAGATATATCGGGCAATGTATGCAGCAGACTCAAAATTAAGAGTACCAATCAAATGATTACCCCTAGGCCAAAGCTTAGAGACGGTTGCAGAAATAAAAGTGTGATCACCATTAGAACTGCCAAACCGCGTACGGTCATCAGAAAAGTCCAAACCAAACAACGCAATATGAAAATGAGGCCTTCGAGAAAGATCACCATACTCACCTGAGGCAACATAACGAAACTTAAAACCAGCTTTACGCAAACGCTTGAAAAACCGCTGTAGGTCATCCTTAAAAAGTTGACCATGTTCAGGTAGCCAATCATCGTTATACGTGAGGTTCAGCATACAAGACACCTTGTGCATCTGTTGCTCGTGAGTTATACGAATAGCCCATTCTCTCGAATAAGCCAAACGGCACTCTATGCACTGACCACACTTCGTTGGACCATGAGTGGGATGTGACCATAAATATGTGCACACCAGAGCCTTACAGGCGTATACCACCGCGCATTGGGCCGGCAGTGATGTTAATCAACTTAGTCGTTGATATGTTGCGTTTAAAAGAACTAGCACTCTTGTGCTTGTTGGCATTGTGACGGTGCAAAGGCTTCATAGTGACTCCATTAGAACAGAAAACAAAAAAAGGTGTCAATAGGCACAGTTACATCAAGTAGCAAACTGTGCCCAAAGACGATTAACCAGCAGGAGCTGGATCGACAGGAGGACTCTCCTTAGGTATGGCCACAGCCAAACCAAGGCGAACCGCCTCCTCGGAATTCGCGGGATCCGCGAAAAACTCCAAAAACTCCTGAGGGGAGTTATGAAATCTAGAACGAACTTTAGCGTCCATACGCATAAAATTCTCATCAGCCTGGCGAACTACATTCATAGCAGACTGAAAATCAAAAATGCCCTCATAGTCAACATACTGGGGCATAGAGACTGGATCAGGTAAATGACCAGTCTTCATAAAACGATCAACAATATTGTTGATATCAGACTCATCGCGAAATTGCTGCTGAGTCAAAGAATCATCCAAACACTTAAGACCGGTCTCGATAGAACGGTCAGTAAAATCATCATAAGCAGAGGCAAATAACATAAAAACTCCTTAACGTTTCAACATACGCAAAATGTTCGTAATAGTATCAACCAAAGGCTTGTACTGTCCGAACTCCTTACCCAAATTATCAGCCATCTGAATGGCTTTCAAATCGGCAGCAACCAAATCAGACTCATTAAGAGTCTTTAAAGCAAGAGCATAAATCTGCTGAGCACGTTGCTCTTCAGAAATAGTCTGCTTAGCAATCAAACCAACAGAAGCATGAAGCTGTTTAATAACAGCAACCAAACGCTCACCCTCAATAGGAATATTCTTAGTCTCTTCAGCAATCTTCTTAGATTGCGTTTCCATAAAACTAATATGGGCACGCTTCTCATCGGCAGAAGCAAAAGACAATTCCTTATTAGCAAGGGTTAACAACGTTTCAGCACGCTTCTTAATAGTATCAGTAGAAATGTTCTCAGTCTCAGCACCAACCTTACCAACTTGCCGATTGGCAACTTGCGATTGGGAAGACTGATAACCAGAAGTAGAACCCGCAAGATACGGATTCTGAACCTGAGGCATAGCACCAGAAGGAGTAGAAGCACCACCACCTTTCAAATAAGCAAGCATGGGATTAAGTCCAGCGGACTTCATATCCTCAACTTGCCTCTGATAAGCGGTATTAGACATACGCTCCTGAAAAGCCATTTGCTCACGACCAAGACCAATATTAGCAGCATTGGTCTCCTGTTGCCCTTTAAAACCTAAAAGGGCAGCACCAGCAGAAATAATATCAGGAGCATAAGGAATCAATTGTTCAAACATAAAACCCTTTCCCTCAATCAATCCCCGAAGGGATTGATAGAGGCTTAAAAATGATCGATAAGCCCAGGTACAGAGTACATAGGAAGAGGACGAGCAGCGTTAATATTGAAAAACGCATCAAGCAAAAACTGCTGACCATTAGCAGCAGTACCAACCGCCAAATTGCGAGCAAGTGGCGGAGTATCCTGAATAAAAGTCGAATTCAGAGTAGGCAAAGCAGTAAAACGCTGAGCATAATGCCAAGGATCAATAGTACCAGCTGCAGTAGAACGAAACAGACCGGTAATCTCAGACGGGTTGTAGCGGTATTCCGCCCAACGTTCCTGATAGCCAAAAACATTAGAGTCAGAGGAACCACCAGTAACATAAATTTCCTTGTTTAATACAGCTTGTTCACCAAGCATAGCAAAAGCAGGAAAATAATAATCATAACGAGTAGAACGGCTCCAATGTCGCCGTAAACCTTGCTGATAAGTTAAATCAGCGCGGACAGCAATAACACCAATAACATAACCATGCTCAACAAACGATTGGGTAAACCCATGATTGTGTGCATGATAAACGCCCATAGCAGCTAAATTACCCTGAGGAGTAGTCTGGCCAGAAATACCAGTACCAGTGGTTTGAGCAATAGGAGAAATATTAATAAGAGTAGAACCACCGCCTAAATACTCAGGACGCTGCAAACGAGCATCTGGCGAAGTAACGCCAAAATGAGAACGCAAAATCTCTGTGTAACGAGTACCACCACGAGCATCGCGTTCAAGCAACTTTTGAATCTGAAAAGATTGACGAAGCTGATTAATAGTCGCAGACGTAGCAGCAGACAAATCAGCATACAAACCAGAAACACCAGAAGTAACAACACCTAAACGCTTAGCAGCAACAGCAGGGCCGGCAGGTGTAGTACCAACGTTCTGATTGTAATCACCAGTACCAGCATTAAGATTAGCAGAACCATTGGAATAAAGACCCATCTGGTTAGTACCATCCCAAATACCAAGAGCCTTACCATTACCAAAAACAGGCGCAGAAGTACCTAAAGGCAAAGTAACAGCAGTACCACCCTTTTGTGGCCATGGCAAAGAAGAAGTGAAATAGTCATGACGCTTACCGCGTCGCAAAATAGTATAGTTAGTAGAAGGCGAAGCATCAGGGCCATCACCTTTATCAACAGTTACAGAATTCTGTAAATTCTCATCCCTAAACCATTGGTTATAAATCAAATTATAGGCGCGGGTAGGTAACGCCGAATGTGAAACCGTATTACCAGCGGTAACTTGACCCACAGTCGGTAAACCAAGGTAGTCCTGTAAGGACCCGATAGCGTATCCACCAGCTGGGGATACTTGTTGAGGGATAGTGTAAGAAATAGAATCGGCAGGATTATCCTGTTCCCCCATAAACTTAACCCAATTGTTCCACACCAAACGATTAGGAACAAAGAAGAAGAACGAGTCCAAATGGAGATTATCCATAACCGGAAAGAGTGGTGTCGCCAAACGACCGAACATCGTGACATTAACATTAAAAGTGTCTCCAGGTAAAACCTCCTCGCACATAATAGGCACGATCAAACCACTATCAAAAGTAGTCTTAAGAGTTTTCTGCATAGAAAATCTAG